GCCATTATAAGTTAAGCGGTTGCTGTTCCTCCATCTGCTGTGCATCTGACATCATAACCAAAAATTTAACACGCTCTATGAGAGCAAGCATATCTTCAAAGGTTAATGAGTTTGTTGCAATGTTCAACGTGCCATCCTTCATTCGCGCCATGACTAAAAGCTCTTCTACGTCATCAGCGGCTTCCGAAACCATATCAAGGATGTCTTTAGTGGGGATTTGCCCTGAGTCTTCTTCTAGAGCATTTTGTACGGCTACTTCCTCACTCGTTGTTACTACTGCCTTGCCCTTCTTGTTGAACATCAGCAGATTGCTCATTGTTTTCCTCTTCAACCCTTTGTAATTGCTTTTTATATGCTAAGGCAGCTTCATTCTTAGTGTTGAATCTCCCTAGGTCTATCTTTTTACCGCCGATGTATATAGCTGAGCGATACTTTCCTGTTTGCTTATCAAAAGAATATCCTTTAGATTTTCTTCTATTTTTATGAAAATACTTCCTTCTGTTTAACATTTGTTCTGATTTTGTAGCCCAACGTATGTTAGCTTTTTCGTAATGCTTATTGTTATTTATTCTATCAAGCTGCATATTAGGGTTAGGTCTTAATCCAACTTCAGAAAAAAATTCTTCAAAAGAAGAAAATTTAAATTCTATACCTCTACCTCCATAGTTTTTATAATCTTTACTATTCGGATTTTGGCATCTGTTCTTCGCTCGGCTGTAAGCTTTCCATTCCGGGGTTTTCGACATTCCGTGAGTCTTGTTCATATTTCATCATCTGGTTATTTAAAAATATATTAAAATGGCGAACAAACTTAGCTCCATACGCATTGATAAGGGCTTGCTTTCCACCTTTCATAAAATCGTCATGAATAGCAGCCGTGTCGGTTGACATCATGAAATAGGCTTCCCAGCAGTCCAAACAATTAGAATGGCTAGGAGTAGTATTGGGATTAAAACCATGCCCACATGCCCTCACTTTACCGTGTACTACGGTGATATATAAGCGACGAAGCTTGCGAATTTCTCGCTCCGTAATCTTTCTAGGAGCAGGCACTTCTTTTAATTCTTGTGGTGTTGGTTCTTCTACGTTATTGAGTGTCGGTGTTGTCATCGTCAACTGGTCCTAACAGCAATGCTGAGATAAAAGCAAACATCTCCATCAATGCCAATCCTACAAATCGAGCAGCAAACATTCCAAGCCAAAATCCAAATGACAAGGCGAATATCTGGTTGAAGCTAATGTCTAGACTCATCTATCCTTCCTATCGTGTTCTTCTAGAGAAGGGGCAATGTGGGGAGGTTGTATTTCTGTGTCTCCTGTGTTCTCCATTGCTTTTCGTGTTTGAAAGTAGAGGGTTTTATAATCCCCACTGATTGATAGTCGGTACTTAGCAAACACTTCCCCGAGTTTGTTTTTGTATGATAAGGGCAATTCGGTGCCCTGTGTGTATAATTCGAACAATGGTCTTGATAGTACACGCTTGGCTTTGAGTTCTACATCACATAGAAAATCAACAGCTTCAGCGGGTACCTCACCATTACCACGCAACGCCGCACGCTTAATAGGCAAGCCTCGGTATTGCTGTGACTCTCTAATTGAGATATAGAGAGCGGTCACGTTATTGTAAACGTGCAAATATCTACTTTCACTACCGGACATTTATACTTTCAAGAATCTCTTTCCATATTCGGCCATAAGCAAAGCTTCGGCTCTACCTTCATCTTTCTTACGTGACAGCATATCAACCGCATTAGGAAATAACCTTGTAGCAATAATACGTGATGAATCTTTGTTCTCGCGGTTCATATCAGGCATCATCGCCTTCTTCCATGTTTGGGGAGCTACTTTAGTATAAGGTATTCCCAGTCCCGCCGCAACCCCCTCCCACAAACCTAGTCCCCTACCAAAGCTAAACGAAGAAGCCACACCCTGTTTAGGCATCGAGTGTACTGCTTCAATAACAATATGAGCAGCATCTTCTTCGTAGGGGACTAGGTTACGCAATATAGCAGCCATTTCGTGAACTATATAATCCCGTTTGGTACCTTTAACAATGGCTGTAGGAGCATCATAAAGCTTTACGTTCGTGCCATCTATGGCTGCTACTGCTCCTCCCAAGCCGGGATCAATACCGATGTATATCAATTTTCCTCCGGTGTTACAGCAATAGGCAAAGCTTCATAAAGTGATTGCTTACGTTCTACCACATTGTAATTAAGTTTGCCTTCCTGTCGCAGTCTACGCATAATGCGGTCGGCTGATCCGGGTGCTGGATAAAATGAGCTATTCTCTTTAATGAAAGTAAGCAAATCATTAGAGAAAAATTTAGGTGTAGGGGAAGTGGCTTTCATATTAACAAATTCTAAAATATGCTCACTAAGAGTTTTTTTCGGGTTCATACTGTTACTTTTTCCTCGGGTATTCCTTGTCCTAGATTTAGTATATCGTTAAACACTTGCTTTACTTCTTTAGGCTTTGATAGAACTGTAGAACGAGCCCCATCAAATTGCAACCAACACCAACCACCGGGAGAATAGCGAGAAAGAGAAACAGTGACCTTCATTGTAGGATCAAAGATTTCTTCCTTTTCTTCTCCATGCTTTTGCTCATCATCATACAAGCTGGCCTTAGGGTTATGCAAGCTCTTTCTCCACAGCAGTATTTGACCGTCACAATCTTTCTCAATCTGTGAAGAGCCATCTACGCTTCGTGAGGAAATGATTTCACCCTGCTCTATTTGCCTAGGCTGTACGATACGGATTAGCTTTATTTTATAATCTTTAGCAAGCTTAGCAAAACCCTTACTGATCTGGGAGAGGTGGATGGTTCTATGGCCTTGGTGCTTAAGAGTATCGTCGCACAAGCGTTGCAAATTATCAAACATAACCCACTTAACGCCATAGCGCCGAATGCAATCACGGATGAGTTTGAAAACATCTTCAGGTTCCTTTACTAGTTGAGGATAAGCAAAGTATAAATCTGCTTGACGTTCTTGTTGAATCTCTCGGGCTTTTGCTACTGCACCCTTAAGCTCTTCCAGCTTGGCTTTAGATTCTTCTGTGCCGGGGACTGTAAGGGTGTCTTCAAAGCCTGTAACGATGCTCACCCACTTACGGGCTAGTCGTGCCTGAGTCATTTCTAAACACACAACTAGCCCGTCTTCACCGTATGTCTTAACCATATGATCAATCAGGTTAAGACCGAATGTGGTCTTCCCAATCTTACCGGGAGCCACGATGTCTACAATGTCACCGTCTTCAAATCCAATGAGCCTGTTTAATTCAGGGTATTGACTAACATACTTAGGAGCTAGATCGTTTTTACCGTTAATCTCATCTTCCAGTTGTTCCAGTGCATCTTTACTGGAAGTAACTCCTGTCACATCGAACAGCTTTGCTTTCTTCTTTAGCTCTTCGAACTTTTCAAGGGTTCCTTCCCCGTACTGGAACCACTCATTAATGTCTTTACCACTTCTTTGTTCTCCATCCACTGTAACGGTAAAACTAGGGAGAACAATTTTTCGGCACTTATCAATTCCAATGCGGGAAGCAAGTTCTTGAGCACCTTTTTGTCCTGCTTTGTCATTGTCGTAGAGGATATAGATTGTTTCTGGAGATATTTGATCAAGGGTTTCAATCCAAGCTGCTTTCTTGACATTAGCTCCCGGTACTCCAACGACGTTATCCAGCCCATTTGAGAGGCAAGCAACACAATCAGCCTCGCCTTCAACGAAGATGAGTTCTCTAATTCCTTCTCTGAGTATTTCTCCATTATATAGTGGGGCATCCCAGCCCTTAGGACATGCGAAGTCTTTAGGGGCAGGAGGTACGGTACGATACTTAGCAAAAACAATATTACCGTTGACTAAGTACGGATATACAAGTGCTTTGGTTTCCCCTGCTTCTCTAAAAAAAACTTTCTCTTTTACACCTAACTTTTGTCTGCGGATAACTTCTTCCGTGTATCCTCTCACGTTTATTAAATAATCCATGACTTCGGCATCGCCAAGCAAGTTGGCATGGCATAGTTCGAAATCGGGAAGCTCATCAGGGGTATCTTTTTTTCCAGCCCAATCACTTCTAGACTGTACTCCTGCGATGCGCCCACCTGTAGCTTCCTTAAGCTTTATAAGATTCCCTGTCTCGCCGCATGAGGATTTAAAACACATATACAATCCGTCCCTTGAATTAAGGGTAGAATCGTCCACATTCATATAGAACTTATAATCATTTGAATGACAAAAAGGGCATTCTTTAAGTTTTATTTGACCAGAACTAGGCCCTTCCCATTCCCAGCCTTTAGAAATTACGTACTGAAGGGCTGCACTATTACGTAATTCTGGCGGTATTGGTTTCGACATCTTTCCAGTTCCTCTTTGTAATTAGGTGACAAATGGTACTTCTATGCACACCAAACATTTTTGCTAAGCGTCTATACCCTATGCCCTGTGCATTTAATTTATGTATTTCTTCAGCCATTTCAAGGGAAAGTTTAGTTCTCTTGCTTCTTCTTAAATTTTCTCCATGAGTAATAGGTTCTAAATGATCAGGGTTTACACATGCTCTGGTTTTACAGGTATGATCTAATTCTAAACCTTCTGGTACAGGGCCATTAATTTTTTCCCAGTGATGGATATGAGCGTAGGTAACTTTTCCTTTGTATGTTATACGCCCATAACCTTTATTATTTAAAGTAAGTTGCCAAATCCAACAGTTAGTTATCGGATCAACAATATAACCTTCAATGGGAACATTTCTTTTTCTATTTTGATGATTTTTAAGAAAATTTCTAGGTTCCCCGGCAATCCAACCTCTATCTGTTCTGTTTATTGTGGAAACAATGGTTTTTTGTCCACATCCACATTGGCATAAACCTTTTTCTATCTTCATTTTAAGTTAAAACGGAATTTCATCTTCTGTAAGAATGTTGTTTTGGTCGCGTGCAATATCCCCGAGACTTCCACTTCCTAATTGTAACATCTCTGGGGCTGCTGGTAAAGCTATTGGTGCTGGTTCTAAGAACAACGTAGGGTGTGGGTCATCGTTTGCTGCTTGCACTGCTCCTAGCAATTCTCGGGTACGATCTGAGCCCAGCATAGCCTGATAAGCAACTCTTTCAAATTCGCTGAATTCCATCTGCGGAGAAGTCACCACAATATGACGTTTTGGCAAACCACTCTTTGAAGGAGTTACAGCATATGTAGCTTCTGGGTCTATAAATCTAGTATACAACGTAAATTGATATTGGAACAGAATAAAACTGTGCTCATTATCAATGTCTACAAACAATTCGTGAGAGGTGGGAAACTTAACCACTAGGTTATTTATTTCAGCTTCATCAATAGCCCTTTCACTATTAGGCATTCCCTCAGGATCGTAGAGAATTCCTTTACGTTCAAGGTCTGAATTATATTGAGGGCTGTTAAGAACATCTTCTTTAATCAGACTAACGATTTTATCTTCGATTTTGCTCATAAGTTAATTAATGCTGTTCTTGTATTCAGTCTCCTTTTTATAATCTTTGGCATAAGCCAAAAACAACAACGTACCCAAGTCCGTAATCTCGTACACCTTGTATCGGTACCCGCTCACGGCTTCAGCTAGCTTAATGGTATTAGTACTCTTCTCTTCCTCATGTGTGATATCGCTTACCAGCCCCAATGATTCAAGATGCCTTACATCCTGACCTACTTTGTTGTAGTAGTCACCTTTTATCGGGTGATGAGGGTGATCTTCTGGAATCTCCGCAGTAGAGAACTTTGGAAAATCCAGAGCACACTTTATAAGAATATCAAGCTGAGCTTGGCTAACCTCTTCTACATTCATTGCTGTTTCTCCAGTTCCGCCAGCGCATTTTTAGCGATGATTCGAGTTTGCTGCGGCGACTCGTCTAAGCTATAGCGTGCAATAAGCTCCAGCGCCTCCGCCAACCGCTTATTTTGGGCTTCGGCGGTCGCCAGTTTCTCGCGCAACTCAGCCAGTTCTACCCATTCTCGTCTGGGATGAATTGAGTCCGGTGGCGTTGGCGTCTCCCGCTTAGATAGTTGCGCCAGAAATACAGTGTGATTCATCGTTGACCAATGGAATTGATCGTTGCAGGTTTCACTTATCGGGTCCGTACTGCGACACGTTGGGCAGGGCGCTGGCGTCTCGCGCTTCGACTCACTCATCGTTGTTTCCTCATGACATTGTTCCTTTAGACTTTAGCTTATTGATAGCCATGCTAACTTGCCCAGCGGTTACTCCCTTTTTCTTCTTACAAACAGAGCAAAGGTCACCCACTGCTTGCCCAGTGCATAAGCACCAATCAATATACCACTTCTTATTCCTTGCTAGTTTTGCCAGATATTGACGGGCTTCTTTACTAGCGGGATAACTCTTCCACTCTGCATTACGTAACAGTGGCTTCATACGGTCTGTTCTGTAACGCATTAGAGCACTGTCGGCTTCTTTAAAGGCATACTCAAGAGTAGTGTATTCTCCCACCTTACGCTCTTGGGAAGTATCTTTCAAGATCACTTCAAATTCCCCAAGCTCATTCTCTTTGATGATCCAGCGTTCGTGCTTATACTGGCTAAATCTCTTCTGATCTACCAAGTGAGGAGCTTCAGGAATAGATATCATAAATGATCCATCCACTGTAGGCATCCAAGTGAAACGGGAATACATCTCTACTTCTTCATTCTGTTCAGGAGCAGCGAACAAATCAACCGATTCCAAATACGCTTTAGCAGCCTGCACGCTTTCAACGTGAGAGAAAGAAATTTCAGGATGTTGTTCCTGAATCTGTTCCATCTCTTCCACGGCTTCTATAACCGATTGACCATCCAAATCAAACTGAGGAGGTAATCCAAATAAAGAAGGTAATGTAGACAAGGTATTCTTCTTGTAGTTGTCTACCATGTCAATTACGATACAGTCTTTTTTGGACAATGCGTAGCCTTTATTCAAGGCATCCAGCAAGTTACCTGCACCCTCTTGCAAGCGGGTTCCACGCCCAATCTCTTGAGGGTACTTGGTAGGGCTCTGAGTAGGAGCAGCACCAATGATACAAGCTACCTGCCAATCATCATACCCTTCAGTAAGCACTTGAGCGTTAAGTAGTACAGTTATTTCTCTCTGCTTGTGTTGAGCCAGCTTAACGGCACGCTCAGGGTCATTCCCCCAAACTGCTTCAGCTTTAACATTGTGTTTCTTAAATTCATCTGCCAAAGCTTTAGCGTGTGCGATATCCACGGTAAACCCAACTGTTTGTCTTCCTTCACCATAGTTGAGCCACGCATCAACCACTTGTGCGTTACGTGTTGCGGTATTGACTGTCTTAGAAAGATCGTCCTGTTGAAAGTCCCCGGCTGTAATTTTGACATTATCTAAACTCGTATCTGTTTTAACTCGATATCCTCTGATTGGAACCAGCCATCCATCCTTAATTGCTTGGCGGATAGGATAGCTATACACTACTTTCTTATAAATGTTCTTAAGAGCAATGATGGACTCTTCTTCATAAGTGAGCCCTTCCTTCTTCTCTTTACGCTTAAGGTTGCGTCTCTTAGGAGTAGCAGTAAACCCTAATAGTACATTCTTCGCGTCAGGATTAAGGACTCCAGTAACTGCGAAGACGTTACAGTACGTACTAGCGATACTATGATGCGCTTCGTCGCATACAACCAAAGAAAAATACCCGAAACGATCAAGTCGAGTAGCCCCAGCCCTGCCAATAGATGCAACACAACTAACAACCACGTCGCATGTCTCATCTGCGTAATCTCCTGCCATTTCTTTACCGACCTTTAGGCCGGGATTCATACGTTCGATTGTGGCTTTAAGCTGATCCACTAGCTCTTCCCGGTGAGCAAATACAAGCACCTTGCCCACCGGGGTCAACAAAGGCCACACTTCTTTAATAGCACGAGCAATGATTACAGCCTTGCCAGTGCCCGTACTCATTGCAATGAGTTGTTGATGAATTCCCTGTTTCCAGTTAGTGATTATAGATTCTACACATTCATTTTGATAAGGTCTACTTTCAAATGCCACAGGGAACTCCTTTCTATAATGTGT